TCTGGCTCTACACGACAACGGAGGGATACGAAACACCGGGACCCTGGCCTGAATTGCGTCGCTTCGCGCAGCAGGTGCTTGAAGGCGTGGTCGAGGCCGATCACTTCCTCGCGCTGATCTACGCGCTCGACGACAAGGACGCAGACTTCGACCAGGGCGCCTACATCAAGGCGAACCCGCTGCTGGACGTCAGCCCGATCCTGCAGCGCGAGCTCGGGAAGGCGGCTATCGAAGCCAAGGCGATGCCCGGGCGCCTGGCTGAGTTCCGCATCAAGCGCCTGAACCGACAATCGTCGGCAGCGAATGGCTGGATCGACCTGCAGCGGTGGAAGAAATGCGGCGCGGCGGTCGATCTGGCCGCCATGGAAGGAAAGCGCTGTTTCGCGGCGCTGGATCTGGCCAGCACAACCGATCTGGCCGCATGGCGTTTAATCTGGCTGGTCGACGACATGATCTTTACCTGGGGGCGACGCTGGGTGCCGCAGGCGGCCATCGAGCGCCGCGCGATGCGCGGAACGGTGCCGTATGAGGCTTGGGTGGGAGCTGGCTTGATCGAGGCAACTGCCGGCGACGTGATCGATTACGAGATCATCGAGCAGGCTATTCGCGGTGACTACGAGCGGTTCCGCCCTGAGCTGATCGGCTTCGACCGATGGAATGCCTCTGACCTGGTGAATCGGTTGACCAAGGACGACCTGCCGATGATCGAGTTCGTGCAGGGTCCGAAGTCCTACCACCCCGCGATGCAAACGCTGGAACGGCTCTACCTGGGCAAGAAGCTGGTGCACGGCGGAGACCCGGTGCTGCAGTGGTGTGCCTCCAACCTGATCGCGCGGTACGACGCCAACATGAACATGGCGCCGGACAAGAAGCGGTCACCCGAGAAGATCGACGACATGGCGGCGCTGCTGATGGCTATTGGCATTTCGCAGGCGCCACAGGATCAACTGCCGATCATCGGCGCCGACTACCAACTGATGACCGTATGAACGCTCACCTATTCAACAGCTGCCTGCTGATCGGCTGGCTGATGGCGCTCGCCGGCGGCTGTCTGGTGAATCTTGGCGCTGGCTTGATCGGCGGCGGCCTGCTGCTGCTGGTGCTGACCCTCTTCATCGCGCGCTTTGGCGGCGTATATCTACCGAAGGCTGACACCTGATGTTCCTCACCCGGATCAAGGCCAGCAGCGCGGACGACCGCTCGCCTTGGGGCGACTTCTGGTTCAAGCCGGTGCCTTCGCGCGGCGGTGTGAGCGTGTCCGGTGACCGGGCGCTCCAGCTGGCTGCGGTGCTGGCCTGCATTCGAGTGCTTTCCGAGTCGTTCGCGATCCTGCCGCTGAAGGTGTATCGGACCAGCAGCAAGACCCGCAAGCTGATCGGCAAGCATTGGCTCACCGACCTGATCTCGCGCAGGCCCAATCCGTGGCAGACGCCGTTCGAGTGGCGCGAGATGATGATGGGGCACCTCGCGATGCGCGGGAACGCCTACAACGAAATCGTCACCGATCGGCGCGGCAACATCATCCAGCTGACCCCGATGCATCCGGATCGGGTGAAGATCGAGTTCATCAATGCGGCCAGCGACTGGGATTACCGGTACCGATATACCGATCGCGCGGGCCAGGAGCACGTCCTCACACGTGGCGAGGTCTGGCACATCAAAGGCCTGTCCAGCGACGGCATCATGGGCCTGAGCCCGCTGGCGCTGGCTGCGCAGTCCGTCGGCATGGGTCTGGCAGCACAGGAATATGGCGCGCGGTTCTTCCAGAATGACGCCAAGCCCGGCGGCGGCTGGATCGAATATCCCGGCACCTTCAAGGACAAGCCGGCGCGCGAAACCTTCCGCGAGTCGTTTCAGGAGGCACAGTCAGGGCTCAATCGCGGCAAGATCGCGGTGCTCGAATACGGGATGAAGTTCCACGAGCTCGGCCTGACCAACAAGGACAGCCAGTTTCTGGAGGCGCGGCAGTTCCAGGTCAGCGAGATCGCACGCATCTTCCGCGTGCCGCCGCATCTGATCGGCGACCTGAGCAAGGCCACGTTCTCCAATATCGAGCAGCAGTCCCTGGACTTCGTCATCCACACGATGACGCCTTGGGCAGAGCGCTGGGAATCGTCGATCGAGTTCAACCTGCTGGCCGACGAGGAGAAGGTCGAGCCGGAGTTCGATTTCAAGGTGCTGCTGCGCGGCGATCAGTCGGCGCGCTCGTTGTACTACCACAACGGCATCATGGATGGCTGGCTGACCCGCAACGAGGCGCGCGACGCTGAGGGGCGCGAGCCGCTGGATGGCCTGGACGAGCCGCTGCGACCGCTGAACATGGTCGAGGAATCGGATGCAGAGACGCCGCCAGCCGGTACGCCAGCCGCTCCGCCACCGCCGCCAGCACTGCCGCCGCCGGCTGACCCGGGAGTGGACGACTCCAACCCGCCGGCACCTGACGATAACGGCGCCGGCGCGCGCATGGAGGCGATGCTGCGCGGCAATGCCGCGCGCATGGCGCGCCGACTCGCTGGCGTGGCCATGCTCGATCCGGGCGTCCTGGCCGAAGCGCTGGCGATCAGCGTCGATCGCTCGCAAAGCTGGCTCGATATGTATTCACGGCACCCCGGCCTTGATGAGGCTGGAATCACTGCATCTCTGATGGAGCTGGCCCAATGAAACACGAACGCTTCATTTCCTGGGCGCTTTCCACCCCATGGGCACTGATGCCGGAGCGGATGGCGTCCTATGCGAATGTGCTGGCGCGCAAGTCGGCCGACGAGATCAGCGAGACGACGCCCCCCGTCGCTGCCACGACTCGCCGCGGTAGTAGCGGCGCACGCTCCGGCGCGATCGCTGTCGTCCCGGTCTATGGCACCATCGTGCAGCGGGCCAGCCAGCTGGGTATCTGCGAGGGAGGCACCAGCACGCAGTCCATCGGCAACGCGCTGGCGGATGCGCTGGCAGACGACAGCGTGGCGCAGATTCTGCTGGACATCGACAGCCCCGGCGGATCGGTCTACGGCGTGCAGGAACTGGCAGCCGAGATCGCCGGCTCCAAGAAGCCGGTGGTGGCGTTCGCCAACAGCCTGGCAGCCTCGGCTGCGTACTGGATCGGCGCCGCCGCATCGGAGTTCCATGTCACGCCCGGCGGTGAGGTCGGTTCCATCGGCGTCTGGACTGCGCACCAAGACGTCAGCCAAGCGCTTGCCGAGGCGGGCGTGAAGGTGACGCTGATCTCCGCCGGAGACTACAAGGTCGAGGGAAACCCCTACGCGCCGCTGGGCGAAGAAGCGCAGCAGTTCATGCAGTCGCGCATCGATGACTACTATGGCGCGTTCACGCGCGGCGTGGCGCGCGGCCGAAAGGTATCCGTCGACCAGGTGCGCAATGACATGGGCAAAGGACGCGTGTTCGGCGCCGACCAGGCGCTGAGCGCAAACATGGTCGACAGCGTCTCTACGCTCGACCAGGTCATCACCCGCATGCAGAAGAACATCAAGGCCGGCGCGCCCAGCGCGAGCCGGCTGGCCCGCGCGGAGCGCGAGCTGTCGATCAGAGGCTGAGTGCCAGCCCGAAGGTGGTCGCCCGTCGGCGACCGCCTCCGCTCCATCGAGCGAACCAGCACAAACCATCCAACCGCCCTCGTGGCGGTTTTTTTTCGCCCGGAGAAACCCATGAACAAGCAATTGCGCGAGCTACTGGCTCGCAAGGCAAAGCACGTCGCCGCCATGCGTGCTATCACCGACAAGGCCACCGCCGAAAGCCGCGACCTGGCCGATGACGAAGTGACCGCGTTCGATGCCGAGAAGGTGTCACTGGATCGCTGCGCTGCCGCGATCACTCGCGAGCAGGATCTGATCGAGCACGAGCGCTCGGCCGGCGTGTTCGTTCCGGAGGGTGCCCAGGTCGGCCCGTTGGCTGACCGCATCGAATCCGATCCTCGCCGCGGCTTCGAAAGCTTCGGCGAGTTCGCCCAGTCGGTCCGCTCTGGCAGCCTTCGCAACGGTGCGCCCGATCCGCGTCTGACCATCGGCGCGGCCGCCCCCGGTACCTACGCCAACGAATCGTCCGGCGCGGATGGCGGCTTCCTGGTGCCGCCGGAGTTCTCCACCGACATCTTCACCCTGTCGCTGGCTGACGATGCGCTGCTGCCAATGACCGACAACATCGAGGTCGGCGGCAACGGCATGGTGTTCCCCAAGGATGAAACCACCCCGTGGGGCACCGACGGCGTGCGCGCGTACTGGCAGGCCGAGGCATCCGTGGCGCTAGCCACCAAGCCCAAGCTGAGCACGTCCGCACTGCGGCTGCACAAGCTGATGGCCCTGACGCCGGTCACGGACGAGCTGATGGAGGATGCCCGTGCGCTGGACAGCTACCTGCCCGGCCTGGTGGCGCGCTCGATCCGCTGGAAGACCAACGAGGCAATCCTGTACGGCGATGGCGCCGGCAAGCCGCTGGGTGCATTCAATGGCACCGCCGCGGTGGTGGTAGCCAAAGAGTCCGGCCAGGCGACGGCGACCCTGCAGATCAACAACATCGCCAAAATGATCGCGCGGCTGCCGCCCGGCAGCTTCCCGAAATCGCAGTGGCTGATCACCCCGGACGCGCTGCCGGCGCTGTTCACCCTGACGCTCGGCAATTACCCGATCTACATGCCGATCTCGGAAGGCGCCAAGGGTTCGCCGTACGGCACGCTGATGGGTCGGCCGATCATGGTCAGCCAGCACGCGTCGGCGTTCAGTGCGCAGGGCGACGTCAGCCTGATCGACCTGAGCTATTACCGCACCATCACCAAGGCCGGCGGCATCAAGACGGCCACGTCCATGCATCTGTATTTCGATGCCGACGCGACCGCATTCCGCGCGATCTTCCGCGTGGATGGTCAGCCGACCATCGTCAACCCGATCGCGCAGGCGAAGGGCAGCAACACGCTGTCCCCGTTCGTCTCGCTGGGCGCCCGGTAAGCCATCGCACCGGCCGCCTAACGGTGGCCGGTGTTTCCCCATCTGCAAGAGGAAACACCCATGTACGCACAAAACGTCAAGGCATCCGAGCAGGTTGCCGTCCTCGCACTGGTTGCGCCGTCGAGCCAGGCCATTGGCACGTCGGTCAGCGGCTGGATCAGCGCGGCCAACTTCCAGAAATACCTCGCCAAAATCCAGGCCGGCGTGCTTGGAGCTTCTGGCACCGTCAATGCCTCGTTCCAGCAGGCGCAGGACAACGCCGGCACTGGCGCCAAGGCGGTCGGCGTCGCCATCGCGCCGATCACCGTCAACAACCAGTGCGCGCTGCTCGAACTGGACGCGCAGCAGCTCGATGTCGAAGGCGGCTTCGGGTTCATCGAGTTGTCGGTGACTGTCGGCACGGCAGCCAGCGAGACCAGCGCCGCGCTGTTCGGCTTCAACCCGCGGTATGCGCCGGCTTCGGCGTACAACGCGGCCGCCGTCACGCAGGTGGTCGGCTGATCGACGAGCTCCGGGGCTTCGGCCCCGGGGCTTGCTGAGCCCATCCCATGGCCCTGATCCTCATCACGCCGCCTACGGCCGAGCCGGTCGACCTGGCTGAAGTGAAGCAGCACATCCGCGTCGATATCCCCGACGACGATCTGCTGATCGCCTCGCTGCTCGGCGCGGCGCGCGACTACGCCGAGAACCTGACCGGCAAGCAGCTGGTGGCTGCACGGTGGAGGCAGGTGCTGGACGCGTTTCCCGGCGGTGCGGTACCGCATGCGCCATACAGTCAGACCTTCTCGTTCCCCGGCAATGCCATCCTGCTGCGCCGGCACCCGATCATCCAGGTGACGTCGATCCAGTACCTGGACATGCAGGGAGTGGTTCAGACCGTCGACCCCACGACCTACGTGATCGACACGTCCACCGAGCCGGCGCGGATCACCCCGGTTTTCGGGCAAATCTGGCCCATCCCGATGCCGCAGATCGGCTCGGTGTGGGTGAACTTCGACGTCGGCTATGCCGCACCGATCGGTGTCAT